TACAACGCCTTCGACCTTGTTTGCGGCTTTCTTAATAAAGTCTTTCTTGGCTTCTGCTAATTGCTTCTTGCCTTCTTTAACCATTTTGACTTTTTGCTCCACAAGACCTTTTTTGTCTTCATGGAACTCTGATAATTCGCCAGCCAACTGTTCTGTTACAAAATCATCTAGTTTTGCAACATGCTCAGTTGTTTTGACTCTATCTGCTCTAAGTTCTTTAACTTCCTTTGCAACCATTTCAGTAACAAATTTGTCTAAAACTTTTGAATGTTCACTAATTGCTTTATGATATTTAACTCGGTCTCCTGCAAGAGCTTCTTTTTCTTCTGCAATTTGAGAAATTTCTGCTTCAACTTTTTCTGTGATGAAATTGTCCATTGCTTCAACAATCAATCCTTTATCATGATCGTATCTTTGGGCAAATTCTTCTCTAAGTTCCGCAGTAAGTTCTTCCCTTGCTTCAGAAATTTTAGATTCCCATGCTTCTTGAAGAGCAGATTTTACATCTTCTGTAAGTTCTGCATTTTCAAGTAACTCTGTAAAATTCACTGCCATAGTAGTCTCCTACTTATATTTTTAAATCATTGATGAAACCAGTGATTGCTTTCATCAAGTGTTTTTCTGCACTTTTATCGTGTGTTACTGCTCCAGCGGTGTCAAATAATTGAGCACCACCTCGCATATTAAATAAACTCTCATATATAGTCTTTGGGTAGGCATCTGGTGCACTAGGTTGTGCCACAATGTCTACTGTTACTATGTCGAAGTCTGAAACACGTCCACTTTCGTTTACGTTTCCTGAACCTCGGCTACTAACACCTAGTTTCGCTCCCGCCTTTAATAATGCTTCTGCAATATTACCCATTGGTGTCTTTATAATTTTAAGTTTGCCAAGACCGTTTGAGTCTTCACAATACAAATCTGTAATAATGTGACTTACACGGTCTAAATTTATTTGTAGTTCTTCAGGATGATCTAACTCACCCATCACAGTCTCTCCTTTGGAAAGACGTTGCTTTACACTTTCACAGGCTTTCGCTATCTCGTCTTTAGGATATACTCTTCCATTTTGGTTTTTAACCTCACCTTGGATGAATAATCCCTGCATGTAAATATCCTTACCGTCTTGCGACTCAACAATCTTTATACCAGATTGTTCTGGACTCATGTACTCGTATAACTTATTAGCCATCGAAAATCCCCAAACTAATTAAAAAAGTATTAAACTTTTTTAGGTTCTACTTTAATGTTGTCTGAAGGTGTGTGATCTTTTGCTGATTCGCCGTGATCGCCTTCGCCACCATCTTTAGACTTAACAGGTGATCCTGCATCTTCAACTTTTGATCCGCCACTTGGTAGTGGAGCATCTTTGTTGTCTGGGTTTTCGCCACCTAAAGGTGCTTTATCGCCCATGTTCGCTACTTGATCTTGAAGTTTAGTTGCTTCTTCAACAACCTCACCTTCTTCATCTGCAACTTCATCTAGGTCATATTCAACTGATTCTAGATCAAGTTCGTCTTCCATGTCCATTTCTGCTTCGTCTTCATCTTTTGGCTCATCGCTTTCTTCTTCATCAGCAAGTAATTTTTCAAATTCTGCTTTAAGGTCTTCAAGTTCGTCTTCAATTTCGTCAACTTTATCTTCAAGATCGCCATCATGCTCTTCGCCTTCAGCCTCTTCTTGTTCGTCGCCTTCAATTTCTTCTTCGTCTTGAAGTATTTCATTAGCAAAGTCTCCTGCAGGATCGGCATCGCTGATTTCTTCTTCAACTGCTTCCTCTTCAACTTCTGCTGTTTCTTCTACAGCCTCTTCCTCAGATTCTTCTGATTCTTCAACTGCTTCTTCTTCTGATTCTTCTGCTTCTTCAACTGCTTCTTCTTCAGATACGTCTTCGTCTAGAACTTTTTCATATTCAGCTCTTGCTTTTGCAACAACATACTCATGAAGCATTTCTTCCGCTTTTTCGTTTTCTTCTGCAAGTAACAGTTCTAGAATTTCTTCTAATTGTGTTCTTGATTCTGACATTGTGGTCTCCAATTATTAAAATTAATACACACAGAAAAGTAACCTTTTAGGTGTGCCTGTTATATACTTATAGTAATGTGATGTTTTTATGCTTAAATGGGCTGTTTTTGAGTGATTTCTGTACAAATCTGCGATTATCTAGCCTGTCTGTAAATATCCGCAAGTTTATTTATCTTATCATAATTATATTGTAAGATTTCAGATATTTCTGCAGAATAAATTTTTGCTTCTAATTCTGCAAGGCTGTATGTGTCCACTATGTGTTTATTATGTTCTAAAACTGCGTATGTTCTCATTTGCCAATCTGATATTTCATCATAAGATTCGTCAAATAACACTTTATCGAATGTTTTAAATCCTAACTGTTTAAGTGTTTTTAATGTGTGCTGATTTCCTATTACTAAAAAAGGCCTTTTATAATATATACTACGCCAAATTTTTTCAGTAATAAAAACTTCTTGCCACCATTTGTAACCACCGCGGTGTCTAATACCTGTGTAGTTAGACTCTTCGCCTGTAAGTGTTTCTGTAATTACATCATAATAAGTATCATCAAACACTTTGTAAAAATTGTCTGGTTGTACAGTATGGCTTGTAATTTGTTCTGGATTTTCATAATTATCCACACTAATACCTTGCCAAACAAATGTACATACACCTTTATCTATTAAATCGTGTTGCTCTAAAAAGGCTTTAGTATATACTCTGTGTTCCCTTTCTCTACCATTTAAACAGGAAAAGTATCTGGATTTGTTTGTTTTTCCGTAGTTTTCGCTGTAGTCTTTATGGAAAGAAAGTGTTTGACTACACCAAAAGTCCTTGAAAAAGGCACTTTTAAAGGGCAGGAAATTGCCATTTTCTGCTTTTTTTATTTGTGTATATGCATGATAATTTTGTTCATTAAGCAGATTTCCTGTACAGAAATGCACTAAATCTGCAGGAATCTGTGTTTTATCCAGTATTTTGTGTATAGATGTAAAGATATCGTCCTCATCTTTTAAATGTGTCAGATAATAGTTAGACTCTGTACTAAAGTCTAATAAACAACCCTGTTCAAGTATTTGTGCTTTATTTGACTGTAATTGCTCAACTAACCAATCACCTAGATTAGGTTTACCGTCGTTTATTAATTGAATCTTTACTAGATTAGATAAGTCCGCCACCTGCTCCACCGGCATCTGGAGTCTGGTACATAACATTTACGAATTTTTTATGCTCTATGTCTTCTGCTCGTTTGATTGCTCTGACTTTACGCAATTTATTCAATTGCTCTAATGTCAGTTTAGGCTTTCTGCGTTTTTCAGCATCTGCTTTCTGAAATTCGTCAAACTCTGGATTGTAAAATTCGTTTAGTCTCATATTATATACTCTCTGGCGGAGATCCTGGTGGTGTACCACCTTGTGGAACTGTGCCTGCATCAGTATTTAGCGGATCTGCTAAAGGATCTTCCAAGGGTACCTGGTCCATTGGTATCTCTGCGTCAGGATTTACTGCGGCATCTGGCTCTGGCCTAATACCAATATTTCTGAGGTCTGCTGGTGTTTTGTCATCTGCAAACTTCTCATATTTGTTTTCCTCTCTCCACATCTCTTCGTTTTGTTTAACTTCTTGTTCTGTAAGTCCAAGATATTTTTTAAGTTTAAACTGGTTAGCAAGATAAGGTACAGCCTGCATTGTAGTAAACAGGTTGGCTCTTTCTGCATCTAATTGTAAATCTCTGTAACTGCTAAAGTTCATTGGAGGATTAAATACTATATCAAAATCTCCACTGTCGATTTCTACGCCTCTGTGTTTGAGGAACAGTTTAAACTCTCTGTCTAAATCTTCCTGTATTTGCTTTTGTAATCTTTCTACATATCTTGCAAATCTGTATTCCTGAATATAAGCAATACCAACTTTACCGTCATTGTATGTTGCACTTCCATCTTCTGGACCTGTTGGCAAATAACTTGCTGGTATTCTCAATCCACGTAATAGTTTGTTGTTAAAGTATCTTAAGTCATCTATCTGCCCTAAGTTCTCACCGCCTGGTAGTGTATCAACTTTACTACCTCTGCCTTCGCCTGTTGCGGCAAAAAAGTAATCTTCCAACATACTCATTGGATTATATGCGGCATCTATAACATTTTGTCCGTCTTTGTTCTTGTTAGGCACACGTTTTTGTTGTACTTCATATTTGATTTGTTCTAAATACTGCCTTGCTTTATGTGGAGGCATGTTACCAACATCAATTGTAAACACACGTCTTTCTGGTGCTCTGTGTACCCTGTAAATTATAATGCTGTCTTCAAGCAATTCCTTTTGCTTAAACACTTTAAAAATTGGTTCTAATATACTAATACCAAATGGCCATGCATGGTCCATACCTTCTGTTAAACTGATATGCACAACATGTTCTGCGTCTACTGGAATACCCTGGTTTACACCATCAATACTGCCTGTTAAGTAACTGCCTGAAGCACCTGGATTATTAGGTGGTGTACCAATATATTGTCCACTTCCTGAACCGTATGGCTTACTATGTAAGGCACTAGGATTTGTTGCTAAAAGTTCTCCAAAGTTAGGTGCTAAGTTTTTAATAAAATATGTTTCTATTTTTTTACCAGCACTTTCGTTTACAACAACTTTTTCAATGTTAGCAGGATCTGTCCAATACAGTTTATATGTTTGAGGGTCTCTTACAAAAAACTGATCACCGTATTTTATTGTGCTACGGAAAATCCTAAATGCTCTTTTATGTATTTGGTTAAGGTTACACCATTGCTCTAGCATTTTACTAAGGATTTTATCTTCAGTATCACTAGGTCTGCCTTTATAATATACTCTTAAAGGTATTTTAGTATGGTCATCTTCTTGTGTACCAAACTCTGCAATAGTATCTAAGGCCGCATTTATTTCCAAATCGTTATCCATTTGGTCATATTGCATGTATCTCATAAGCCTGTTAGGACTTCCAGCATATACCTCAGGTAACCAACTAGCATATCTACTAGTTGCCGCACCAGGACCTGCTGGTCCTCTGTCGCCAGTTACGTTTAATGGTAGACCGCTGTTGTCAACACTAG